GTCTTTGAATATCCTTTTACGATAGATTGTTTTTTCATCAATTGTAATATATATAAACTAACCGGCTCCGGATCCAAATACATTTTCGTTTCTGTACTCATTTTTTTAAGTTTTTTATTACTGCTTATTTGCAAATATAAAATAATTTTTTTATTTTTACAACATCAAATCAATTTTATTTCACTTTTTAATACCTTTTATCATGAAAACACATTGGAGAAAATTCATAAACGACACCTATTTAAACGAATCCGATTTTTCGCATCCGGAAACGGGCGAAATGATAACCGTAATCGGAACCATAACTAAGATCGAAACCGAAAAAGTCACGAACCCGTCCGGCAAATCGGACGAATTACCGATTTTATATTTCAATAAGCCCGTGAAACCTTTGGTTTTATCCGCAAAGGTAAATTTTAAAAATATCGAATCCGCATTAAAAACCGCATTCGTTGAAGATTGGATCGGACAACGAATCGAACTGTTTTACGATCCAAACGTGAAATTCGGTTCGCAGCGTGTCGGAGGTGTTCGCGTTAAACCGCGCGCACCTAAAACGAATCTTCCTACATTAACAACTGATCACGCGCATTTCCAATCGATCAAACAAGCCATCGCGGACGGCGCGCGTACAATTAGCCAAATCGAAAAAAAATTCGTTTTAACTAACGAAATTAAAGAACTATTAAAACCTTCTAACGATGCCAAATAAAGGAAATATAACACCATCACAATTCAAAAAGATTATGACCAACCCGCGTTCCAAAAAAGCGCGGGAAAACGGCGAATGGTCACAAACCGCGATCACCTACGCGAACGAACTCGTTTTGGCTCGTTTAGGTGTTGAGCGTGACGAAGTGAACGCCGCGTCGCTCGAATGGGGAAATACGTGGGAACCGATCGCGATTGAACGATACGAAGACGAAACCGGATCGTTTCCGGTATCGGTCGACAAATCAATTTTCCACCCTGAATTCGATTTCGTATGCGGAAAACCTGACGGTCTGGTGAACGCGGACGGAATTATCGAAATCAAATCACCGTTCAATCCGCTCAATCATTTAGCCAACATCGAAACGGCGGAACAATACGAAGATTATAAATATCAAATACAAGGTTATCTCTGGATCACCGGCCGCGAATGGTGCGATTTTGTTTCCTACGATCACCGGTTCCCGGAACCGATGCAAATCGCGATACATCGAATCGAACGCGATCCCGAAATCGTTTCCGCGCTCCAATCGAAAATAATCGAGTTCGAAAAATTCATAGTTGCAAAACTTGAAAAACTGCAAAAAAAGCTTTAAATTTATTCTATATTGCAAGGGAGTTGCAAACAAAAAGTTCTTATTCTTTTATCTTGGGATTTTATGAATCCGCACGGCGTATCGTGCGGATTTTTTTTTGTCCTATGCGTGTCGATCAATCGATTTCGGCCACATCCAGACACGCACAAAAAAAACACGCAACCGTTTCCGATTACGTGTTCAATCCTAAACTAACTAAAACCTATCTTTATGCGGAGTAAAACGAAGCCCAACAATCAAAACCATTATTCCAGAAAAAACCTAGATCGTTTAAAGATTCTTTATCCTTGGGGCTAACTTCTTCTTGCGATATATCAACAACCAATAGTATTCCATGTTCACAATCGATCGGATAATCACTATCCGCGTATTTCAAAAATATCTGTAACGCTTTAATTAAATCACTCATATCGCATGTGGTTTAAAACGGCAAATCGTCATCAGCTTCAACCGGTGCGGATTCGTTCACGGGCGCGGGCGCGGATCCGGTTTTCTCTAATTTCCAACCTTGAATATTTACATAATATTTTCCGTTCCATTCACGGCCGCGGATATTGTACGACACGCCGACGGAATCGCCTTCGTTTAATCCATCCAAAAGTTCGGTTTTATCCTGAACGAATTCGATCGGAACCGATTGCGGATATTTTTCGTCGGTCTCGATTACGAGTTCGCGTTTTTTAAATGTGTCTTTGATTTGTTCGGTTTCTCCTACCTTGATAACGACGCCGGTTAAAATTCCCATGTTGATTTTTTTTTGTAAAGGCTGCGGATAAAAACCGCCAAAAATACCTTCAATTTTTAAAAACGTTTTACAAAACAAATATAATATTTTAAAACTGAAAAATCAAATTTACATTCGAAAATATTTTCGTTAACGGTTCGTTTTGATTTCGTTAAGGTTTCCTTAACACTTTTGTAAACAAAACCGCCTAAATGTAAAGTATGTAAATTTGCCCGATTTACACCGAAACGCCGACGGTCACGGCATTAGAGACAAATGTAAATTTGTAAAGCGAAAATAAAGGGTCTCTATATAAAAAACGAACCAACATACACGAACACGGTTTCAATTCACATACGACCCATATATATATATACATACTTTACAATATTATATAATATATATATAATGGGGGTTTTGGTGTAAATTTCGATGTAAAACCGGTGTAAAACGTGTAAATCTTGTAAATTACGAAAGAAATTGCTAAATGAGTAATGAAACAACGAACCCGGATACATAGCCGAACCGACAACGAACAAAATCGAGTATATTTATATTTAAAACGGTTTAGATTCGTTTGTATTCGGATTTATATTCGTTTTGGTGTATTGATACCAAAAATATTTTTAACGCTCTTAAAATCGAAATAAATGCGTTTTTGTGTTTTATTTGCAAATGCGGATTTATTTTTGTACTTTTAAATCGAAAACTTTGAGTACTTATTATGAAAAAATTTTATTGTATCGGTTTCGAGGAAGGATGCAGGAACGAACCATGTCCGGAATGTTGCAAAAACTGCGAAGGATGGTTGGCAAAATCCGACATCCCAGATTCGAAACCGGTAAAACACGAACCCGATGTCGACTCCGAAAAATTATATTGATCACAAAACCGAAACCGTTCCCGTGTGTAGACGCGCGGACGTATTCACATTTGAAATGATATGGAACAACCCGAAAACGTCCAACATCCGAACCACTACGGCGGCGGATGTTGGTTGTATGAAACGATAAAAGTGATAATGGCGTGGAATCTAAACTTTAATTTGGGAAACGCCGTTAAATATATCAGTCGCGCGGGGAAAAAGGATCCGGAAAAGTATGTCGAAGATCTGAAAAAAGCGCGCTTTTATATTGATTACGAAATTAAACAGCATGAAAAATAAACCGGGACGTCCTAAAGTTTGGGAATCAGTCGAAGCGATGCAAACCGCAATCGACGCATATTTCGCGGAATCGGATTCGAACGAATTGCCGTACACGGTCGCGGGTTTGGCGGGTGCGCTTGGACTTACTACTGAAGGACTCATGAACTACCAAAAACGAGACGACGACGAACGTTTTTTTGGGACGATAAAAGAAGCCAAACAAAAAATCGAATCGAACATGATTTCGCGTGCGCTCGCAAATAAAGTAAATCCGACCGTCGCCATATTTTTAGCGAAGGCGAATTTTAACTATTCCGATCAACCGAAGGACACGAACACCGAACGCAAAATCATAATCGAATTCGAAGGCGATGACGATGACGAATAAAACAAACCTATGACCAAATACGAACAATTAACGCGTGAAGCGCAACGCCTTGACAACAAATTAGCGCGATACATGGCCGAAAACGGTTTACAACTCGATGACGTGAAAACCGAAATCGAAAACAAAACGTGTCGGTTGTCCGCACGCGTTCGCGAATACGTGGTCGCGTATTTTAAGGTAAACGAATACGAGGACAAACGATTGGAACACGAAAACGAACAACCATCGAAACCCGAATAAAACTATTCAAACCGCATTCAGGACAACGCCTGATCCAACGAAACGCGCGACGGTTCAATCCGATCGTGTGCGGTCGTCGTTTTGGTAAAACGGATCTGATGTGTGTCGTAAAATGGCCGTTAATCGCGCCGGCTCTATTCCACGGGAAAAAGGTCGGTATCTTTGTTGACGACTTCAAAGATTTTTCCGAATCGTGGAATAAAATCGTCGATCGTTACGGACTCGATAAGGAAGGCGGATTGATATTGCATAAAGACGAAACCAAAAAGGTGATGCGATTCGTCGGTGGTGGTGTTTTGGATGTATGGTCCATAGGGAACGAAGGCCGCAAAGAAAAAGGACGCGGACGGAAATATCATCGTGTTATATATGAGGAAACGCAAAAAATTCCGGATCGTGTGTTGAAATATCATTGGGAAAACGTCGCGCGTCCGTGTCTGACTGATTACAAAGGCGACGCATATTTCATCGGAACGGCAGCGGGCAAAAATAACTATTGGTACAAACTTTGCCAACGTGGCGCGCGGAATGGATCCGCAAACGTGAACGAATACGGTGACGAAGATTTGTTGCCGAATAACGAATCCGATTCGTGGTGTACACACCGAATGCCGACGTCCGCGAATCCGTACATTGATCCGGACGAAATCGCCGACGCGCGGAACGACTTGGATCGCCTAACATACGAACAGGAATACATGTGTGTTTTTGTCGATTACGATGGCGATTCGTGGGTGTATGTGCTGAAAGATAAGGAACTACAAACGAAAGTATTCCAACCATCGAAGCCGGTTCGATGGGGGGAACAATTATATTTGTCGTTTGACTTCAACAAAATTCCTATGACCGCGCTCGTTATGCAAAAACGACCTTTGCCACAAAACGAAGTTATCCGGACGCGCTATCGTTACGGCGTGCATTTCGTTAAGGAATTCAAGATCGGATCGATCGAACAAGGCGAAGCGAGTATTTACGACACGTGTCAAGCGATACGCGAATGGTGTCTTCAGGAAACCGGACGTAAAATCGGGAAATGGGACGACACACGACATCCGTGTTCGTTGCCGTTTCTGATCACCGGTGACGCATCCGGAAACCGTTCGGACGGCCGTCAAAAAATACCGAAAACATATTATCAAATTATACAAGACGAACTCCAAATCGCAAAACCTAAGTTCGTTATTCCAAAGGCGAATCCGTTACACGCGGAATCTTATGTCCAGACGAACACGATTGTTTCGATGTGTCCGGATGTGCAAATATACGACGATACGTGTCCGAATTTGCGTTTAGATTGCTTGCGTATTAAATCGGATAATAATCGCCGAATCGTAAAGGGACGCGGCGAAGAACGTCAGGCGGATTTATTGGATAATATGCGATATTTGTTCAATACATTTTGTAAAGATATTAAACTTTAATTTTTGCCATGAACCCGAACAACCAAAGCGACGGAAACAAAACAACAT